GTGCTCACCGAGAGACAGATCCGCGCACTCAAGCCAGCCGAGAAGGAATACACCGTCAGCGACGGGCGCAGCGCGCGGGGCGAGGGTGTCTTGATGCTTCGGGTGCGGCCCAATGGTACGAAGGAGTTCTACTTCCAGCGCCGGAAGAACGGGCGGAAGCTGAAGACCAAGCTGGGCACCTGGCCGACGATGGCGCTCACGGAAGCGCGGGACCGGTGCCGCGAGGAGAAGGAGATACAGGTTGAGGCTGGCACCTTCAAGGAGTTAATGGCCGCCTATGTCGCCAAGCTGAAGCAGGAAGGGGCGGCGAGTGCCGAGCACGTCGAGTGGTCCTTCAAACACTACGTTTCCGAGCCGTTCCCAACCCTGGTGGAGCGCCCGGCGGTGTTGATCGGGCCGGCCGATATCCGTGACATCCTGGCCAAGATGATTGCCGGCGGCGTCACGACAATGACGAACCGGGTGCGCTCTCGCCTTCATTCGGCGTTCCAGAGTGCCCTGCAGCAGGACTACAACCCCCGCACCTATCTGGAGCAGGAAAATCGCTTCGGCCTGACCAGCAATCCGGTGGCTAGCATCCCTGTACAGGAAGACTGGGAGCAGCCCGGGGATCGGGCACTCACGGAGAAGGAGTTGCAAGCGCTCTGGCATCTGCTGCCGGAGAAGCTGTCCCTCACGACTTCCGAGTTGCTCAAGTTCTTGATCGCCAGCGGTGGTCAACGACCGGAGCAACTGCTCCGGTCTGATCGGACGATGTATCAGCGGGACCATGTGATGATCCGCAACGGGAAGGGCGGTGAAGGTGAGCGGGCGATGCATGTGGTGCCCTACAACAAGCTGATGCGGGCGAGCCTGAAGGAAATGGACTGCATCAGCGAGAAGAGCGCGTATCCGTTCCAGGGCAAGGAGGAGGGGAAATCACTGAACCCCCAGTCTCTGTCCAGGGCGGTGACGAAGCTATACGGCCGGCATCACAAGTCGTTCAACGGCCCGTTCACACTTCGGGACATCCGTCGGACCTGCAAGACGCTGATGGCGAAAGCCGGGCTCACCAAGGAGCTGCGGGACAGGATCCAGGGCCACGCCTTCAACGATGTGTCATCCAAGCACTACGACCGCTACGACTACTTCCAAGAGAAGAAGCGCGGGCTCGATCGCTGGGCCGCCTGGCTCGAAAAGAACGTCATCGACACCAAGAAGTAGGGCCGCTCACGCGGCCCTTGTTGGCGTCCATCCCATCGGGTTTTCCAGCCAGCGGTTGATATCGGATTGTCTCCAGCCTACTCGCCCAGGTGTGATCTGTACCGGACTGGGGAAGCGCTTGGCCTTCACCTCCCGCCAGAGTGTCGAGCGCGCCAGGCTGGTGGCTTCCAGTACCTCGGCTTCCCGCATGAATCTGTCCAGTTCAGCCATCTTCACCACCTATCCACTCTGTCCGTGCCTGCCACTGTTGGCGCATCTCCGCTATCAACTGCTCGACGGCGCTTTCCCCTCGCCGCTTAAGGGTTTCTCTCAGCTCGGCGACTTTCTCCGGCGTGGTGACACCACGCCGGAGCCAGTACCGGGCTTCGCATACCAGCAGGTGCTGGCGGTTGGCCCGATCAGTCATTGCGCTACCTCAACTTCGAAGAACCCCAACTGGCCCTTCATGGGCTGGAACGGCAGTGGCTTGGCGTCAGCCAGTTCGAACCCGTATCGGCCGAAGAACCACAATGAGTTGCAGCGATCGACGCAGCCGATGATGCTGGCCTCGCCGACTATCCCGCCGCGCTCCAGTTCGTGCGGCGCTGGGATGGTCACGCCGTTGTACGCGGCGAAGTCGCGGGCCTCCTCGTACTCGTCGCGTGTCATGCTCTTGGCTGCGTGGATCAGAAAGCGGCCACGGAAGTTGGTCGCCCAGTCGCGGTTCTCGATGTCCTTGTGGCCATTGGCGACCAGCCAGGCCCATGGTTGGCGAATACTCAGTGCTTTCACGGTTGCTTCCCCCTTGACTGTGCTTCCGTGGACGTGGAAAGGGAGGAGGCTGGTTGCGAAGCAGCTTGCGCGCCGCTCTTCAACATGAAGAACACCGCCAGGACAACCAGAACTGCCAGCGAGAAGTTCAGTAAGCTGCGCGGGTTGTCCAGCATCTTGAGTAAGTCGTGCATGGTGCAGTCCTCAGCAGAACAGCAGCGGCTGTACCGCGCCGTCGGCGAAAATTTTGTCGAGAGGGGTGGTGGCGATCGGCTCGTCGCCGTCCCAGCCATCCGGCCAGGTGCCGGCGGCGATCAGTTCGCGGATGCGGGACTCTTCCTCGGCGTTGATCAGGTCGATGCGAGGGCGACCGAGGCGGTCGGCTGCGGCGTTGCACTCGGCCTGGATGGCCAGTACTCGCTCCAGGCCCATCAAGCGGGACTCCAGCAGGATCGGTCCCATGCGCTGGGGGTTCGCGGCAATGCTGCCGTCCTTCAGCCGCTCGATGCCGGCCTTGCGCAGGCGGTGCTGGGGCTCGCGAAGCTCTCGCCATAGCTCTTTCAGGCCGCGCAGCGGCGCCAGGTATGCCCAGTGCGGCATGGCCAGCACGGTTTCCAGCGCCTTCTCCTCGCTGGCCAGCGGGCAACCCGTGCAGCCGGTTCGGGCGTTGATCTCTTCGGCCTCATCGCCGCCGTAGGCGTCGGCGATCATCGCGGTGGACCAGTCGCCGAACTCAGCGAGTGGAGCCCAGTGCTTCAGCCACTCCCAGACGTGGCAGACGCGCCAGTGCAGGAGCGGGGCGAGGGTGGCGAGCCGGCCTTTCAGGCCCTTTGCCTCGGGCAGGACCTTCTGGTACCAGCCCTGTCCGCACTCGGCACCGTCCGTACCGCAGGACATCTCGATCCGCTTGTCGCGGATGGCGCTTTCGCCCTGGCGCACGCCAGTGATCATCAGCACATTCCCGTCGAGCGCGGCCAGGCGCTGCTCGAGGGCGGACTGCATCGGATCGATCTTGATCTGACGGGTGCACCAGCGCAGGGTGTTGTTGTTCGGCGGAGGCACGCCGCGGCCCAGGATGTAGACCATGAAGCGCTTGTCGAGCGGTGCGCATACCACCTCGACGTGGATGCCGCGGTCCCGCAACTCGTCCATGATCTGGTGTGCCGCGATGGCCAGCGGTGGCAGTTCCTGGCGGGTGTCTGCGTAGAACACGGTCAGCGTCTTCGGTGCCTTGACCCGGCCGGTGTCGATCAGCCAGATCAGCAGCGTTAGCGTGGTGGTGCTGTCCTTGCCGCCGGACCAGGCCACAGCCCAGTGCTCATGGTCGGCGCCGTAGGCCTGCATGCTCTGGATGGTCAGTTCGATGCTCTCGGTCATCTGCAGGCGCTGGGCGCCGGCGGCGAAGATGTCACTCTGGCGCGGGGAAAGGGCTTTCATTGCTGCACCTCCTGTTGCGCGACGCTCAGCGCCACCGCAACCGGGCGCACCCAGATCGGCGTATTGCTGAGCATGAAGGTTTCGCCCTGCTCGGCCAGCAGCAGGGTGGTGCCCATCACGCCGGCGATGGCCTCGGCCGCGGCCGGCGGTACGGCGTTGCCGATGCGCTCGCGCCAGTCGCTGTCGCTCAGGCCGTCGAGGACCAACTGCTCTTCGGGGTCGACCAAGCTCTGCAGTGCGGCGAGTTCCAGGGTGGTGAAGGGCCGGTGCCAAGTGCCGTCCAGCGACTGGATGATGCAGGTCAGCCGGTCGTTCGCCGCCGGTATGCGCGGGTCGGCGACGCTCCACCTGCCATTGTCGTGCCGAGCACTGGCCGATACCGCGCCCGCGGACTGGTCGAACCCGACGACACCGTAATGGCCGCCGGTCAGGTAGGCGTCGCCCTTGGTGCGATCGAGCACTCGCGGATCAGCGATCGACAGCGCGCCGCTGGCCACCTGCTGGGAGCCGGTGACCGTGCCGGTAGCGCTTCCCCACTCGCCGACGTGCAATTTGCGGCTGCTCGCCCCTGGGTGCCAGTTGTGGTACCTGGGATCGGCAACAGCCTGGCCGCCGGAGCTGGGTGAGTGCCCGCCGGTGACGGTTCCGGCGTGGCTCCCCATGCTGACGACGCGAAACACGTTGTTGTGCCGGACGCCGCCTGGGCGCGGGTCGGCCACGGCGAATGCGCCCTGGCCGGTAGTACTGGCCGCGATCACGGTGCCGGACGGACCGTCCCAGTCGGTGACCGGGTACTTGCCGAAACTCTGGCCGCGGGGATCGGCGACGGAGTACGTACCCTGGCCGGGCGACTTGACGCCGATGATGGCGCCCGAGGTGTCAGTCCAGCGGCGCACGCCGTACTGCTGGTACTGCAGGGCGTTTGCCGGCGCGCGAGGATCCGCGACTGAGAACCGCCCGTTCATCGGGCGGCTCGCGCCGGCGACAACGCCACACGAATCGCCCCAGTGATTCACGCCCAGAACGCCCCGGTGGTACTCCGGCACGATGATCAGATCGCGCAGGTAGCCGTCCTCGACGGCCAGGTCATTCAGGCTGCGCCAGTCGCTGCCGGCGCGCACCAGGGCGAGGCGCACCCAGGTCTTCCACTGCAGGGACGGTACGCGGTGCATTGGGCCGGCGGCCTCGATGTCGCCGGGAAGCGGCATGCGGCCGAGGATGTCGCCGACGGCGCGGAGCGACTTCTTCTCTGGTTCGTACAGGAAGGGCGGCACTTTCTCGACGTGGCGGGCGACAAGCAGGAAGCGCTTCCGGGACTGCGCCAGGCCGCCGAGTTCGCCGCAGTCGTGAGTGGTTTCCGCCACGGCGTAGCCGAAGCCGCCGAGTAGGCCGTTGATCTGGTCAAGCAGGTGCCGGCCGCGGCTCGCCAGGCGCGGGACGTTCTCGAAAACGATCAGCGGCACTGGGTCATCAGCCCATGCCTCGCCCATCAGCCAAATGCAGCGCAGCGTCAACTCGTTCAGCGCCTGGTACTTCGGGGTTAGGCTCATCTTCTCCGACAGCAGGCCGCTGGCGCCTTTGCAGGGCGAGCTGATGAACACGGCATCCGGTCGGCGCCCGCCGGCGGCGCGTCGGATGTCCTCCGGGGTTGCCTCCCTCCAACCGGCGGGCGGCTCCGTTCCATGGAAGCGGATGTATTGGTCGCGGGTGAACAGGTCCAGCAGGGTGCCCGGGACGCCGGCCAGGCGCTCGAAGTCGCGGAGGCCGGCCGGGTCCACGTCGATGCCACCAAGGCATTCCCAATGGGCCTCGACGTTGCCGACCCGCGGCCGCGCCCGGTTGAAGCCTGCGGCGCCGCCGCCCAGGCCGCAGCAGAAGTGGAAGTGGTAGAGGGTACGCTTAAGCATGCCGCCGCCCTCCCTGCGTTTTCCTGGCCGCCAGGTTGGCCATGTAGCTGGCCCACTCGACAGCCTTGGCCTGTTGGCGAATTCGGCTGCAGCGTTGGTGTTTGCCGGTGGAACGTGCGTTGCCGCAGATATCACAGATGCTCGGAAGGTCCAGCCGCTTGCTGGCCATCGCTGGGCGAGTGCGAGCCGCCGACGTGGTTGTGCTAGCCTTGGCGCCGCCGCCTTGAGGCTGATTCGCTTGCATGGTGTCTCTCCTTTGGGGTGGTTGGCGCCAGGGAGTTGCCGCTCCCTGGCGCCTCTTCTTCAGCGCCGCGCGGGGTGCTCGCGCAGTTCCTGACAACTGATGCAGCACTCGCAGCCCGGAGCAGCCTGGCGGCGGGCCTCGGGTATCTGCTCTCCGCAGTCCTCGCACCAGAGGGCGCTGGGCGCCAGGCGGGTGTTTGTCCGCTGGGCCAGGGCGGCCTGGACCATGTTCTCGGCTCGTTCGTTGGCTTGGTCGATCACATCCACAGTCAGCCTCCTTATGCTGCAAGCTTCGCTGCGGCCCAGCGCTTGCTCAGGTCCTGCCAGATCGCATCGCCGTTTTCGAAGTACTCATGCACTTCCTGTTTCGGGGCGTAGTCCATGCGCAGCACGGACAGGCACGCATCGAACAGCGCTGGGTCGAGGCGGCGCAGCTCGGTGAGGTCGAAGCGGTGGGCTTGGCCGTTGTACAGGCCGAGCAGGAACCGACCGATCACGCCGCTCTGGCCGCTGTCGCGCTGGGCGATCGGCAGCAGGCGTTTCAGCGCGGTGAGGCCGGCTACCTCGTTCTCCTGCTGCCTGGTCTGGAAGTCGTGGATCAGTTGCAGATAGTCGTGGGGGAGGGGTTGCATGGTGTCTCTCCTTTGGGGTTGCAGTTCCGGCGTTGCCGCGCCGGTCAGGCTTGGAAAATCCAGCACTTAACGGTGCTGGGTCGGTTGGTGAGAGGGTTCTGGCGGGCGTGTGCCGAACGCACGGCACTGTCGACGGCCTTGTATTCGATGAACTTGTGCCGGCGGGACTCTTTCAGCAGGTCGCGCAGGGTTGCCGCGTCGGCCACCTTCTGGCGGTGGTCGGCGGCCAGCTTCACGAACTCGTTGAGGTTGATGGCGATGGTTCCGGGGTTCTTGCTGTGGTTGAGCACCGGCTCTTCGCTGAGGTTTTCGAGGTAGTCGTAGACCTCCCAGAACTCGGCCACCTCGGGCGCGTCGGCGTTGACGGCGTCCTGGCGCTCCAGGGCCATCGTCATCAGGGTCTGCTGAGCGCAGGCGAGCTGGTGCTCGGACAGCGGCACCACCAGGCGCAGCGCGTCGACCAGGGCCATCATCTGCGCGTGGTTGAGGATCAGCCGCTCGATACGAATTTGCTTCAGACCGCGCAGCGTCGCGCTGTGAACCTTCAGCCGCTCGCGGAAGCACTCCAGCACGCGGGCCTCGGAGCGGATGGCCATCAGCAGGAAGTGGCTGACCTCGAGCACGCCCAGGTGGTTGAGGTTGTCGGCCGCGGCCTGGCTCTCGCGGGTGATTTCCGGGCGAATGAAGTGCAGCTTCACGATACGGGTCATGATCGCTTCGGAGGCCTGCACCGTGGCGTTCTGGCTCATCACCAGGGTGCCGCGGAAGGGGGGCTCGTAGGTCTCGTTGCCGGCGGTCTTCTGGCCGGTCACGCCCAACGCGCGGCCGTTGAACAGCGGCTTGAACTCGTCCCAGTCGAAGGACTTGGCGGCGCCGCCGGCGCGGCTGTTGTCGCTGCGGTCGGCCTCGAGCATGACCATGGGCATGTTCGACAGTTGGGTCAGCCAGCGGCGCAGGCCCGCCTTGGTCATCTTCGACGGGTCCTGGCCTTCCTCGTCCGCCCGGCCGAGCAGCTTCCACAGGAAGGTGATCAGCGTGGACTTGCCGGCACCGGCCTCGCCGGTGGCCTCGAGGAACGGAAAGGACTGGAACTCGGCGCGGATCTGCTCCGCGAACAGCGAGCCGAACCAGAATGCCAGCGCCACCAGGCCCTTGGCGCCGAAGCAGGTCCACAGCCAGTCCAGCCACTCCGGGCGGTAGTCCTTGGCGTCGGTGGCGATCTGCAGCTTGATCGAACGCTGCAGGGTCTTCAGGCGCAGCTTTTGGAATTCGAAGAAGTCTTCGGCGTTGGCCTTCTCGATCACGCCGCCGCGCACCGCCACGTCGCCCAGGACGTAGCAGGCATGCTCCCGGCTGTAGCCCAGGTAATCGATGGTGGCCACCGTCTTCAGGCCGGTGAGTTGCAGCTTCATGATCTGGTCGAGCTGCGCGCCGCTGCCGGTGAAGATCGCCCCCGCTGCCACGCCGAGCAGGCGCTTCTTGAACTCGCTGGCCGCCGCGACTTGGGCGCTGGTGAAGGTGTTCTTCACGCTCTCGTCGTCGGGGCGATCGATGCGGAAGTAGTACCAGCTCTCGTCTGTGACCTCGTTGCGCTGGAAGTACAGGGCCTGGGGGAAGCAGTTGGCGATTTCCACGACGCCGCCGGCTTGCTGCAGGGCCTTGTCGCGCATCTGTTTCTGGTTGAGCAACTGGTCGTCGTGGTTGTCGCTGTCCTCCAGGCTCTGCATGGCCTTGTTGAACTTCTCGATATCCAGCTTGAACCAGTAGAGGCGGTTGGCGAAGCGGAAGTGGAATTCACCGCGCTTGCCCCAGTCGTACATCAGCAGGGCCTTCTCCGCCGCACTCTCGGCGATCAGCAGCGCGCCCTCATGACGCGCGGTCTTGAGGTCCTTCTCGATCTGCGCGGCGCGCTCGGCCGCGTCATCGATGAACATCCAGCGCTGGTGCAGGTCGTTCCAGTCGAATTTGCGGTTGTTGCGCTGCGGTAGTTGGGCCGCTTCGCAGAGGTAGCCCAGGGCACGCGCCTCGGTCACCCAGCGCCGGGTGTACTTGTGGGCACCAGGTTCGTTGTCCAGCGCCCAGATCAGTTTCGGCAGCTTGCCGCCACGGGCTGCCGCGAGCTCGCGCAAGGACTGCTCGGGGAAGGCGTTGGAACTCATGGCCGACACGGCGTCAATGCCGTGGTGCAGCAGCGCGATGGCGTCGAAGATACCTTCGACGATCCACAGCTCCTTCACCTCCTGCAGGTCGACGCTGGGTGGGCACCACCAGACGCCTCGCGGGCTGTCGCCCGGCTTGAAGCGCGCCTTCTTCTTGCCGAAGCGGCTCGGGCGATCGATCAGGCGTTCCCAGTAGCCGCCTTTCTTCAGCGGGAAGCGTACTGTCGCGCTACCGATCTCAAGGTCGCGGTCCCAGTAGTTTTCCTGGCTGTACCAGCCATCGATCAGCGTCAGGTCGAAGCCGCGGGCATGCGCCAGGTACGCCCGGGCCGAGGCGGCGGGTTCCTTGTCGGTGGCCGGCGCTCGCTTGCTCCAGTCGTCGAAGAGCTCCGGGTAGATTTCCTTGATGTGCCAGGTGTCGCCGCACTTGCCGCGCCCGCAGCGGATGAACCAGGGGCTGTCGACCAGGGTGTAGAGCTCCTTTTTGCCGCACGTCGGGCACTCGCCCTTGCGCATGTACTTTGTGCCCTTGATCGGCGTCAGTCCGTACTGATCCTGCAGGCGGCGCAGCACGTCGGCCTTGAGTTCGCGGTCCATTTCCTTCATGCGCGCCCCCGAATCTGCTTGCGCAGTTCGCGGATGGTCCGGCAGATGCCGGCAATGTGTGGGCGATCCTTGAGGATGCGCTTGCCGCGCAGGCCCTGCGGCGTATAGCGGTAGCGATCGTCGTACCAGCACTCGGCCATGGCGGCTTCGTACTGGCTGACCAGCCAGAGCAGGTACTTCTCAGCCTGGTTCTGGTCGACTTCGACGGTGATTGAAATGTGGCCGCTCATGGCGGTGATACCTCGAATTCTGGGCGTAACTTCCCCAAACCCACGGCAGTGGGTAGGGCGTGTTTCAGGGATTACTGGGTGTGCTGGGGGCGCTGTTTGAGCAGGTGCGCGGGCAGATAGCGGGCCGGGATCGGGAAGCGACAGTGACTGCGGGTGTCGATCAGGTAGACCACCTCGTCGTCTCCCTGGCCCCAGTCGATACCCAGCCAGATAGGGTCTGGCCCCGCGAAGACTTCATCCCACGCGCGCTGGGCGAGTTGTTCGGCCATGAATTGGGGAACCTCGAGGCCTTTGGCCAGATGGTTGACACAGGCATCGAACAACCGGTCGGAGCCGGAGGACAGATACTGGTTGGCGTTGGCCTGCAGGTACGCTGCGGCGGCTTGCTGCATGGTGCTGCGGTAGTCGTTGGTGCCGTTCATTGCATGCACTCCACATGATCCAGCAGGTCCAGTTGGTTGGTTGCGGCCGCGAGGTCGCGGCGTGCCAGTTGACGGGTTTTCGAAGGCGCCATGGGGAGCACCAGCAGTGGCCGCTCGAGGCCCGAGGGGCTGAGCTGGTAGTCCCAGCTCAGGGAGCCGGTGAAGGTGGCGCCGCAGAGCGCGTTTGTGCATTGCGCGTACATCGAGCGGAAGCACGGGGTTTGGCCCTCGGAGGAGCGGATCCGCATCCGGCTGTGGCAGCAGGGGCAGACAAGCTTGTAGACGCTCATGACTACAGGGCCTCCATGAACTCGAAGGCGATGTTCAATGGCGTAAGAGCGTCACCTATTGCGATGCGGATATCGCTGTCTGCCAGCGTCCCCTTGGCGGTACGGACTGTTTCCCTTAGCGTGTCTAGCCGCTGCTGAGCACAGTCCAGTACGCTGAGCAGTTCTTCTCTAGCTTGGTCGTTGAGGTTTGCCATGGGTCATCACTCTGAAAAGGACGTACAGCGCTTGATCGAGCGGTTGCAGGAGCGCCACGACAAACTGGTCAAAGTCATGACCGGGCGCTCGACACAAACGCATACTGCGTCGGGTAGCTTTCCAGCGTTGGCGGTGAACGCAGAAGACATCCGTTTTGCCGTGGATGATCTGGCCACCGCTCTCAAGGAAATTCGCTCCCGGCTGGGAAAGGCCTGAGACCGTCTCACCGGAGACTTCCTTCACTGTGAAGAGCGACCACTGCCAGCACCTCGCCATGTCGCTCGGCCATGTAGCTGGCATGGGCTGCAAGGATGGCTTTGGCCTCGGCGTCTTCGATCACCCCGTCTTCCAATGCCTTGGCGATGATCAGGTCCACTGCCCCCCGCTTGATTGATGCACGCACCGAGCGGCTGTACAGCGTGAGGTTGTCCAGTGTCTCCGGTTGGCTCAGCGCTACGAACATGCCGCTATACAACTGCGCAATGTATTCGGGAAAGAAGGTGGTTCCGGCCTCCTGCTCGAGCAAGCGCAACTGGTCGTCGCTGAGCGGCTTGCTGCCGGCGTTCTCGTAGGCGTGGTTGTCAAACTTCTTCAGGTCGAGGCCCAGGCGGGCAGCGGCGCATTCGCGACCGCCGGGGTAGGCGCCGATGATCGCGCTGACCACCTGGCGCCGCGTTTCTAGGAGCGGGCGTTTCATCTTCTGGTGTCTCCCCAGGGCGGCGGTCATTACTGTTCGGTTGCGGGCTGGCGAATGCCGGGGACGACATCGGCACCTATCTCTTCAGATAGGTCCTTCAGAATCGCGTAGGCGAGGCGACCGTTGGGCAAACGTTCCGCTCCTGCCCACCGAGCCACCACTTGGGTGACATTGCGCGGCTCGTAGCCGCGAGCCAGGGCGAACTTTCGGTAGCTGCTGCCCTTTTCGACGAGACGTGCACGGATCTGATTAGGGGTCATAGATCGAGTGTTCCCATATAGATAAGATGTACCCACTCGGACATATGTTAGGCACCCATTTGGAAATGTCAACAGATAAGAATGCACAAACGGAAACTTCCGTTCGGCTGCGAGCGGCTCTGGAAGCCAAGGGGCTTTCGATCAAGGAGGCTGCGGAGGCGTGCGAGATACCTTACAGATCGTTCCAGAACTACACCCTGGGGCTGCGGGAGCCAAACGCCGAGGCCTTGGGGACGATAAGTTCTCGATTGGGTATCTCTGTTGACTGGCTGCTTACAGGGGATGGTCAGATGCTCAGAGGCGCATCTGTGAAAGTGGCTCATGACGGGGCAGAGAACCCCCGCGAGCAGGCCCTGCTGGCACTCTGGCGCGAACTGGACGAGGGCGAGCAACGAGAAATACAGCTTGCTGCTGAGGAAAAGAAACGTCTGAAAATTCTGGAGCAGCGCCTCGCTGAGCTGGAGGCCGTTGTCGCTGATGCCAAAAGGCTGGCATGATCTGTACCCGTTAAGAACGGACGCGGAAGCACGAGCCATGGTTGGCCAACCCAACGTAATAGAGTCACTGTTGAGTGTAAGTCTCTTAATAAAGCGAAAGGACTAAATCATAGTCCTTTCGCTTTTTGCTACCTGTTGATAGGTGGATAATTCAGTAGGTACGTGTCGCAAGAGACTTGGAGGGGAGGGCATTAGGATGAGGTGCGTATGAATTTTAAGAAAATTAAATGGGTTGGGTCTGCTCTCGTTGAATTTATAATAAATATGCTTGTCTCCACTCTTCCGTTTACTGTGGGGGTGGTCACTATTATGCTCTCAGCTAAACTGAATCTGGATCTACTTCCAGCTCTAAAGAAAATTACCTCTAATGGTGAGTTGGTAGTCTACTCAGCAACCCTAATGGCCCCATTAATGTATGCTGTTTTAAGAGACCCTCCTGTTTCATTTCGTGTCGCCTTCGCCATTTTTGGAGGTATACCTGTTATAGCTGGTGTTGTGGTGTACGTCGTTGCCATGCTGGATGGTTTTACTCACAGGCTTTTCACTATCTCTGCTTTTTGCTTTGGATGTGCAGTGTTTGTTTACCTAGTGCTCCTTCTTGTACAGCATGAGTTTGAACACAGGAAAAGCGCGCCTCAGCTTCGAGATGATGAAGTAAGCAGTAATTTGGCCGGTTACAAAAAGCATAGAGGAGTAAGGTCATGAGCTACAATCAGAATTTGCCTTTCTCTGAGAGTGCCCGTAATAGGGAGATTAGTGTTGATTGCCTTCTGGTTGAACAGCCTCTAGGTAGTTTTTTTATTGCTAATATTCCTTATGATAAGCTAATTGAGATTACCTATGCAGATACTCGTAGGGTTGAAAAAGAGGAGCATGGGTTTGAGACAATGCTTGGTATTCAGCGGCACATATCTCCAAGTCGTATCAAGGAACTAAATCAATATGTGAATACATTTGATGCGTGCTTTCCAACAGCTATTATTCTGTCTGTGCCAGAGTGTTGTGTTGAGTATGACGCCGCCTCAAGAGTCTTAAAGATTTTTGAGGCTCCAGAGGATGGGGATCGTGCTGCTATTCCATATGAAAAAATAGCGAAGATTCTCGATGGGCAGCATAGAATTAAGGGCTTGGAAGCATATAGCAAAGATAAACGATTTGATATGAATGTCAGTATCTTTGTTGACCTGGATCCAGCTTCCGAAGCGTATATATTCTCCGTCGTAAACCAAGCACAAACAAAAGTGAATAAGAGTTTGGTTTATGATCTGTATAGCCTTGCCAAAGCGAAAAGTCCGCAGAAACTCTGCCATCAGGTAGCTGTTGCTCTAAATGAGACTGACGGTAGTCCTTTTAGGCATAAAATAAAGCGTTTAGGTGTCGCTGGGCCAAAAACCGAGCCTGTTGCGATCACCCAAGCTGCTTTTGTCGAGGCGCTTTTGAAACACATTAGTTATCCTACTTCGCTTGCTGTCGAGGATAGAGATCTATACCTCCGTGGGAAAAAGCCAGCTAGGCCTTCAAGGAAAGAATTAGAGAGGATGATTTTTCGCGATATGATGCTTGATGATCGCGACTATGACTTAACCGATATTATTTGGAACTACTTCGAGGCGGTACAAGATAGATGGCCCACTGCATGGTCTAGTAATGACAAAGGGGTTATGCTTAGTAAGACGAATGGCTTTATGGCTCTTATGAGGTTCCTGCGCGATATTTATTTGGAGAAGGACTGCATTGGTGCTGTCATAAGTAAAGAGCAATTTTCCGAGGTTTTCTCTAGGATTACCCTGGAGGATGATGACTTCACTGTCGATAATTATAAGCCAGGAACCAGTGGGGAAAGTGCATTATATAGAGATCTTAAATCTCAGTTCTTAGGGGCTAAAAATAGCCTCTAATAATTTCCGCACTTGATTGCGAGTTCTTGGTATATTCCCCGGAACTCGCTTTTCCCAGCGAGCACGTTACTCCGAGATAGAATAATCTGTTCTGACTGACTGTATAATTTTTTTATTGACTCATGGTTTGCATTCAAGACTAAGACCATGGCCCCTCTTTCGGTTGCGCGCATGGCAGCGTCTCTCAGTCTTACCTGATCCTCCCATTTAAATAAGTTTTCATTGTATTTTATAAATCCGTTGTAGTTATGCTTTACAGTGTATGGAGGGTCTATGAATACAAAGTCCCCCTCACTTGCAAGTTCTAAGGTTTCTTCGAAGTCACAGTTTCTGAACTCTGCGCCTTGAAAAAGTTCTGCAATACTTGGGAAGTCCTCTATATCCATAAGGATATTTTCTTTTGTTCCTATCGGGACATTGAAAACACCTTGTAGGTTTACTCTATAGAGTCCATTCCAACATGTTCTGTTGAGATATAAGGTTCTTGCGGCCTTTGTCGCTTTTGTTCTTGGTTTTGACTCTCTGACTTTGTAGTAGTATTCCTTGCAATGCTTCTTTTGATGCTCCTTAAGCAGTTCTACTACTTTTTTCCAGTCCTCTTTTACCGTTCTGTAAACATTTATTAACTCTGAGTTAATATCTGACAAGATTGCTTTCTTAGGCTGGAGGTGAAAAAAGACCGCTCCCCCGCCAAGAAAAGGCTCAATGTATTTGTTGAAGTCGGTGGGGAAGAGATCTAGCTCTTTACGAACTAACCATCGTTTGCCGCCAGCCCATTTCACTATTGGTTGAAGCTCCATTTTTAAAACCCCAGCGACATATTTATTGGCGCGTAGCTTAAACGCCGCTTATGTCTAGGTCTAGCCAGAGGGAGAACGAGTTTTCTTCAACCTCTGCCACTCTCGATCCACAGCCCGTTTCGCGCTGGCCTTGGTGCTGTACAGGTAGCGCAGGCGGCGCGGCTTGCTCTGGTCTCCCACGGTGATGGTCTTCTCCGTCCCGCTCTTCTCGTCACGGTAGTAGGCGATGATGCCGGTGTAGTCGCCGCCGGTGTCGTCGGCCAGGTCGCTGACCAGGTCCTCGGGCAACTTGCTTTCCAGCTCCAGGCTGGTGATGTAGCCGCCGTCGGCGCTGAGGCTGTGCTGCACATTGCCGCCGTACCAGATGATCGCGTCTATCTCCGTCTTCACGCCCTGCAGGGTGTAGGTCAGCTCCGGGATCAGGTCCGCCCGGCCTCTGGCGAGCACGTAGCTGAGCGTGGCGCTGCCACGCTGCAGGCGGTTCCACTCGGCGCGGGCAGCGCGCAGGGCGCTCTGGCGGTCGCTGTAGGTGTGGCGCAGGTCCTTGAGGTTGTCGCCCTTGGCACCGGCGATGGCCTCTTGCTTCTTCGCGCTGTTCACGTCGTAGAAGTACGCGCGCACGCCGTCGTAGCTGTCGCGGTCGGCCTGCAGGTAGCGGTGCTGGTCGCCATCCTGGCGGGTGAGGATGATGTGCGGCAGCGCCAGGCCGCTGGCAGTCTTGCCGCCGCCGGCCGGCAGGCAGAGCAGGCAGCCGGCTTTCACGGTGGCCACCGCATCGAAGTCCTCGCCCAGGCGTGTCAGCAGGTTCGCGTCGGACTCGTTGGCCTGGTCCAGCTGCAGGATCGGCAGGCCCGCCAGCGCTGGCGCGAGCACTGGCTTCAGGTTGTTGCCGAGGGCAATGTCGGTGAGCACGTCGCCCAACGTCCTCGGGCTGCTCCAGCTGCGCTCGCGCTTGACCTTCAGGCCCTTGCGCAGGTCTGCCGAGCGGGCGCGGATGCTGAGCACGTCCGGCGCGCCGCTGTGCTCGGTTTCGTCGACGGTGTAACTGCCCTTGTCGACCAGTCCGCTGTCACTCCAGCCCAGCCAGAGGTGCAGCACGGCGCCGCGCGGGGGGATCGCGAGCAGCCCGTCATGATCGCTGAGTGTCACGCTCAACTGATCGGCCTCGATGCCGCGATTGTCGGTCAGGTCCAGGGCGATCAGTCGTGGGCTGATGAGCTGGGCGATGTCGTTGCCGTCGACCGTGAGCCGGAACACCGGCACCGGGTAGCCGGCGTCGCGCTGCAGCTGGTCGACGGCGCTGGTCAGGTAGCCCGTCACGCGGGCGAGGGCGGCATCGATCACAGGATGCGTCTCAGCAGGTTGCCGGCGGTACCGAGGACCGAGCCGAGCAGATCGGTGCGGCCGTCGTCGATGCGCTTGAGCTCGAGGGAGAACTCGATCCGCCGCGGGGTGCCGTCGGCGAAGAAGAGTGTCCGCGTCTCGGTGACACGCTCGATCACCCACAGGCCGTAGATGCGTCCGGTGCCCTCGACCATGGGCCAGGCCGACCCGGTGTCAGCCATCTGCCGCAGCACGTCCAGGCTCAACGCGCTGCCGGCCAGCTCCGGCAGCAGCACGCCGGGCAGGGTGATCGTGTCGTCGCCGCGACCGACGAACTGGCGCGCCGGCTGGGCACCGATGCGGCTGCTGCTGGCGTGTCGCCACTCGGTCTGCCGCTGGAACTCTTGATAGGCCAGCGTGTGCAGGCTGAAGACGAACATCCCGAGGGACAGCATCATGGTGGTTACTCCCGGTCCTGCAGGCGGGCGCGCAGGCGCGCCGCCTTGTTGCGTTCGCGCTCGTCCAGCAGTTGGCTGAGCGTGCGTTTCAGGTCTGCGGCGTCGCTGCCCGCGCCGGCCTGGATGGTGATGTAGTAGGTGTCGCCGCCGATGCTGACTGCCGCTGGCGCCGAGCTGACCGGGGGACGGTTGTCGATTGTGATGGCCTGCGCTGGGGCGCTGGCGCCGAGCACCAGGGCACCGATGGCGCCGGCGCTCTTGCCCAGGTCGCCCAGCATGGCCAGCAACGGCTGCTCGAACATCGGCGAGCGTTGCCGCTGGGCCGCGACCAGTTCGGTCACCACTGCCGGCGGGGTGATCGTAGAGCGGGTGCCTCGGGTCAGCTCACTGTCCAGGCCGGCAACAGCCTGGCGCCCTGCGTTGACCAGGCCCTGGCCGATACGTGCAATCACGCTCAGCGGGCCGGCCTGGCCGGTGCCGAGGCCCTGGGCCAGTCCAGCCATGGTGAACCCGCCCAGATCGGCGAACACCCGCGACGGTGAATGGATGCCGAGCTTGTCCTTGAACCAGTCGATCGCGGCGCCACCGACGCGCTGGACCGCGCGCTTGATCTGCCCGATGCCGGCGAGCAGGCCGTTCACCAGACCCTGGACGATCATGTTGCCGAAATCGGTGAAGCGTGCCGGTAGATCGATGCCCAGGTAGCCCAGGACGCCGGAGAACGCACGGTAGATCAGACCGAGGGGGCTGAAATTCATCAGGGTTGAAAGAATGCCCCCGATGCCGCCGTCGAAACCTGCCTTGATCTCTTCCCACAGCCCCAGTAGGTACGCCTTGACGGCGTCCCAGTTGCGATAGATCAGGTACGCGGCGCCGGCCAGCACCGCGACGACGGCGGCAATTGCCAGGACCACCGGGTTGGCGGCCAGGCCCCACAGCGCGATGCTCACGACGCGCAGGGCGGTCACCAGTGGGCCGATCAACAGGCCGGCCAGCATGCGGATCGGTGCGAACAGCAATTTCAGCAGGCCGATCAGACCGGGCAGGCGAATGCCGATGGTGCTGAGCATGAAACGGACCGCGATCATCGGGCCGAGGATGCCGGCGAGGGTGATGGCCAGGCTGCCGACGGTGGCCATCAGCGCTGAGAACGCGGCGACGGTGATGACGATGCCCTTGCTGACTTGCGGGTTGGCCTTCAGGAACTCGCCGACGTTGTGCAGCAAGTGACTGATGTCCTTGGCAAGTTCGCGCAGCCAGGGGCTGTTCTTGTCGAACAACTCGACCGAAATGTTTTCCAGGGCGGCATGCAACATAGTCATGTCGCCCTTGAGGTTGTCCAACTGGGTGGACGCGACCCGGGCAGCCTCGCCCTCGGAGTTATCCAGGCTGCCACGCATCGATTGGAACTGGCCGCTTTCCACCGCTCGCATCAGTGTGCCGAAGGCGGTAACGGCATACTGCCCGGCGATGTCCTTGTAGATGGCGCCACGCTGGATGTTTCCCATCTTCTTCGTTTTGTCGTTGATGTCCTTGAGGATGTCCAGCATGTCGCGCATGTTGCCGTTGGCGTCCTGGGTCTTCACGCCCAGTTGGGCCACGGCCTTGGAAAGACCGAGACGAGTGAGCACCGAGCGCATTGAGGTGCCGGCCTGGCTTCCTTGTACGCCTGCGTTACCGAGCAGAGCCGTCGCGGCAGTCACGGTTTCCAAGCTCTGGCCATACTCACGACCGACGCCGGCGGAATACTTCAGCGAGTCGCCGAGCATGCGGATGTCGACGTTGTTCCGGGTGAATGCCGCAGTCAGCACGTCGGCCACCTGGTCCATCTTCTCGGCTGGAATACCCATGGCCGTCTGGATGTTCGAGGCGATGTCGGCGCTGGCGCCAAGGTCCATATCGCCCGCGGCGGCCAGGTTGAGCATGCCGGGCATTGCGCCGAGGATCTGCTTCGCGTTGTAGCCGGTGCGACCCAAGAAGTACTGACCTTCGGCGACTTCCTTGTCTGTGAACTTGCTGGACAGCGGCAGGGTGCGGGCCTGTTGCCGCAGCGCCTGCATCTGCGGATCGTCCTTGCGCTCGATGCGGGTCACCGCCTGGGTGGCCGACATCGTTGCGTCGAACTCGTAGCCCACGCCGAGCATCTGCCGCAGCTTGTCGCCGGTGTACATGCCCGTCGCGCGCGCCGCCATGCCGGTGCCGGCCAGCGCGGCAGCGCTCTGGATGCCACGGCTGTAGGTGTTGCGGGCTTGGGTTAGGCGATCCTGCTGCTGGCTGAGGTTGCGTAAGCGCTGCGCCTGGCTGTTGATGGCGCCATTGGCCGCCTGGATCTGCGCCCGCAGGTCGCGCTCATGCTCGCCGAGGTTGTGCGTGCTGATGCCGGCGTTGCTGAGGCGCGTGCGCAGTTGCTGCAGGGCTTGGCTCTGCTGCAGGTGCTGCTGCTTGAGGAAACCGGCTTCACGGATGGCCCGGTTGTAGTCGCGGGTGAGCGCACGGGTGGGGTTGCCGGCGGCAGCCATCTGCTGGGCTAGCGCTTTCACTCGGGCCTGTTGCGCGGCCAGCGCGGTGCTGACCTGCTCCAGGGCGCCGCGCTGGGTGCGGAATGCGCGCACGTCGCTCTGCTGAGCGTTGAGCTGCTTCAGGCGCTCGCGAGTTGCCTTGAGCGCCCGGGCCGTCGCGTCGCTGCCTTGCATGATGCGACGCAGGGGAGCGGTGGCTCTGTCGATCGCGCTGAGCAGCACGCGCAGCTGCAGGTCATTCGCCATCGGCGGAACTCCGTACCCGGGCGCGTTCGCGCCATTCCATCAGTTCGGTGAGCGAGAGCCGGTCCATATGGTCCGGCGCCCAGTGAAACGTCACGGCCAGGTCGGCCATGGCGTTTTCTACGCGATCAGGGAGGCTGCCGCCTTCGCCCGCTTCTGCAGCAAAAAACCGGCGATCACCTGGCCGCAGGCGAGCAGGTCAGCCGGGTCCATGCCGGCGGCCTCGGGCTCGGTGATGGTCGGCTGGCTGATGCGCGGCAGGATTTTCATGGTCGCAGTCACGTCGAACTGCAGCAGGTCGAGCAGGTGCAGGCCGCGGAGTTCGCCAGATGAGGGCTTGCGCAGGGTGAGCGATTCGATGGACTGGGCGCCGCGCTTGATCGGCTGGTCGAGGGTGACGACGTTGTCGGGAGCGTTCTGCAGGTCAGCGGGAGTCTGTTCGGTTTTCATGGGCGTCGGTATCCAAGGGGGAGAGGAACCGCCGGTCGGGCCGGCGGGAAGGGACTACAGGCCGATGGCCTTGCGCTGTGCCTCGAGCAGGTCCTTGCCGTTGACCTTCTCGACGAAGTTCAGCAGGTCGATCTCGATGATTTCCTCGCCGTTGACGACGAGCTTGTAGTAGCTGCAGGTGGTGGTGATCTTGTGCTCGGTGTCTTCGCCGGGCTGGGCGTCACCCATTTCGATGGTCTCGTGCCGGCCGCGAACGACGATTTCGACGGACGTGACCGCGCCGGTATCGTCCTGCTGGTAGGCGCCGGCGAAACGCAGCATCACGCCGCTGGCGCTGACTGCGCCGTACTGCTTGAGGACGGTCAGCTCCAGGCCCCCGACGGTCCACTCGAACTGGATGCCGTCGTCGTCGTGGCCGAGGTCGGCCTTGACCGGGCCGTTCATGCCGCCCCCGCGGAAGGCCTCCATCTTGCGGGCCAGCGGGGGCAGGGTGCAGGACTTCACGAGGCCCTGGTAGCTACCGCCATCGTTGAAGAGGTTCATGTTCTTGAGCTTGCGCGGCATGGCCATTGTGGGGCTCTCCGGGAATCAGGTGGGTCGGCTCCCCGTCCGGGGAGCGCTGGGCGTCAGGCGTTGACGCGGCTGGCGAAGTCGACGAGGTAGCTGTCGGTGATCTTCTGGAAGAAGGTCAGGTCCTCGAGCGGCGGCACCGGGGTGTAGTCGTAGGTGATGCGCAGCTTGCCGGCCTTGAGCGTGTCCTTGTCGTTCATGCTGGGGTCGTACCAGGCCTGGGCATCGATGATCAGGCCGAGCCCCTTGAGTTCGCGGAACTTGGCGTTCACGCCCTCGAGGATGTCGCGCACCAGCGACGGGTGCATGGGCTTGTCGACAGCCCACATGTGCGCTTCGGCGATTGTGTCGGCCAGCACCTGGGCGGTGCGGGTGTAGTTCTCGAAGGCGAACAGCGGATCATCGCTGCAGGTGCGCGAACCCCAGAAACGGAATCCCCCTTCCTGCACCAGGGTGGTGACCTCGTTCTCGTTGAGGTAGTTGGCGTCGGTGCTGGGGCTCTGCAGGTCCCAGAACACGTCGGCGCTGATGCCGGTCACGCCGTTGACGGCGACGTTCGACAGTGTCTTGTGCCATCCGACCTCCTGATCGATCCGGGCGCGCAAGCCCAGGGCCTGGGCAACAGCTGGCGCGGGCACGGTCTGGTTGACCACGGTGCTCCAAGTCAGGAAGTCCGGCCAGATCACCATGGCTTCGCGCGCGCCGAAGTTCTCGCGGTAGGCGGTGGCCTCTTCCTTGGTCTTGCAGCCGTTGGCGGAGACGTAGGCGAAGCCGCGCAACTGCTGTGCGATGGCGATGAGTGCGGTAGCGACCGGCTGTGTATCCAGGCCCGGCACGCCGAGGATGCGCGGTACCACGCCCAAGCGGGCCTTGGCAGCGAGCAGGGCCTTCATGCCGGTGTACTTGCCTTCGGCGCTGACGCCGCCGATGACGGCGCTATTGGTCGCGGCTTCATCCTCGCCCGGCTTCACCCGTACCACAACGGTGGCTGCGTTGGCCTGGTCGGCGATCGCCTGCAGGCTTGCGGGCAGCGTACCGCTGGTGCCTGCTTTTCCGATGGCGGCCTGCACGTTGGTGATGAGTACCGGTGTATCGAGTGGAAAGGCGGTGGCGTCGGCGTCTTCGGCGGTGGCTACCAGGCCGATGATCGCGGTGGCGATGGTGCGAATGGGGCGAGTCCCGTCATTGATCTCTTGGACCCGGACACCGTGATGGTATTGGTCAGCGGCCATGGGGTGTGCCTGTGCAGTGGTTGGATGACACTGCACAGGCTGCCGCGCGCGCGGCGATGGGGCGAGGTGGGACGCTTGTACGGCGGGAAGCTACAAGACGCCGTCTTCGATCTGGTGATAAAGCCAGTCCGGTGCGGTCGGCCTGTGCTCAGCGAGCGGAAACGCGCCGAGCTCCGGCCAGTCGCGTAGCTGGCGGCGGTATACCTGCAGCGCTTGGTACTGCTCCGCGCTGAGCGTCGTTGTACCAAACTCGAGTTCGTCGCGATGGCGCATGATCAGGGTATCCGTGTCTTTCAACTGCTGATTTCGCCAGACTCGCTCTCTTGTGGCTTGCTCCTCAACGGTGGGCGGTGGTGGCTCCTTCGTCATCGGCTGCCCATCGGGACCCGCACAGATAATCCTGCCAGCACTCTGTTCGTCCATGATCCTGGAGTGAACCTCTTCGCTGACAAGAATTCCGTCTTCCGGCCAACTGCCGCTGGCCTCGTATGCTTCGCGCATGGAAACGGGGTAGAACGCCACAATGCTCGGTGAAAACATGTAGTCGGTCATGTATTTGGTGTCCTATCTCATGTGAGCGGTGAATCTCCTTGATTAGGGGACTCAGTACCCGATGGCGAAAACGTTGATGCCGAAGTTCTGCACGGTGCTGATGTACTCGGTCGTCACGATGGTGACGCTCGTCGTAGACATAGCCTTCTCCGCAACCGTAACCGTTGAGGCCGAAGTGGCTGGCCGTCCCAACTCTCTTACTGTTGGAATAACGTGCAGACACGCGTTGGGGAAAGGCGTAGGAAACGTCACGACTCTGTCCAGGAAGCCCCCGGGGTGATCACCCACAGGCAAGTGGAGCCACTGGAAGATAAGTCCTGTGTCATTGTCCTTGAACCATCCATTGCCCCCTCTACTCGCGGTGGCAATAGCACCTGCTCCAATGTTGCTGCGAGCCGTCGTGGCATTGTTCGCCCCAAGGCCGCCTCGAGCCAGCGGCAGGATGCCGGAGGTAATCTGGCTAGCGTCATGGTTATGCCCTGCCGGCGGGAAGGTTGCCGGCTTCCCTGGCAGCGAAGACCAGTTGTACTCCGACTTGGCCACGTAGTTGGCCGGGTTGAAGTTGCCGGAGTCCCATGCCCGGAACCATCCTCCCCAGGTGCCGTTGTATCTGCAGCGCCAGTACAGACCGCCAGCGGCATAGCCACGATAGGTCTGATAGATCATCGAGGAGGTTGGAGCATGCACCGTCAATATGCCGGCCTCGCCCACCGGATAGTTCGCGCCGTTCTGTGCGTTCGCGCTGAACGGTTGATGCCACCAGCCCGACGCAATCATTGAATCCAAGTTGACTCCGCCACCCAGGACGCCATCCGGCGCATGAGCGAACGCCCCTCCCAGATCGCAGCGGACCCACGCTGACCACTCTCGCTTCGAAGGATCGGTCGTTGCGGGGGAGCCGTAGGCATAACGAACGTACATGTCAGCCACGCCGGCATAGCCGGTTGCGATCTGCGTCGCGTTGCCTTCGACGCTCGGGTAGAACATCGTCTGGATGTAGTAGTAGCGGCCAGCCACTGGGCCATTCGCGTGGTTGGTTAGTACCAGCGGAATGACTACCGAGTTGGGATCAACGCTGGTATGCACAGCCGTGGCTAGTCCCTGCGACACTAACGGCAAGCGCTCAAGATCGAGTCGGCCGGTAGCAATCTTCGAAGCATCCAACGCAGGAATGTCCGCTGCCGTCAGGCCACCGCCACCCGTAACCAGCCCCTTGGCGTTAACGGTGACTTTGGGGTAGGAGCCGGCATTTACGCCCGAGTTCGCCAGCGTGACCGTGATTCCAGCGTTTGAGCTACCGTCGAACGTTGTCGAGCCGCTGGCGTCCCCACCGAGGGAGATCGTACGAGGGGCGGCGAGTTTGACCGCCGTTGCAGCCTGACCAATACCATTGCCGGTACCGCCTCTGGCAGCAGGTAAGATGCCGGAGGTGATTTTTCCGGCATCAAGGGCCGGAATATCACTCGCTACAAGCCCAGTGGCTCCGGTAACCAGTCCTTTGGCGTTCACCGTGACTTTCGCGTAGGTCCCGGCGGTGACGCCGGAGTTGGCCAGCGTCAGGACTCCGTTGACGTTTGTAGCTCCATCGAACCGAGCTGACCACGTTGCATCGCCGCTCGCGCTGAGCGTGATGGGCGCTGCAAGCCGGCTGGCAGTGGCTGCGTTGCCCGTAATCGAGGCCGGTAGTAGCCCGGCCGCGTTCAGCCTGAGTAGCTTGTTCGCAGTCGGGGTAGTGACCGCCTCGCTGGCATGCAGTGCGTCCGTGATGCCGTAGCCGCCCAGCGTGGTCGGGTTGCTGCCGGCGGTGACGATGCCATTGGCGTTGACGGTGACAGCACGGTAGGTGCCGGCCCCCACGCCGGAGGCTGGCAAGGCGATGGTGCGATCCGCAGACAAATCGCCACCGCCGACTAGGCCGTTGCCGGCCAGCACCTTGCGTCCCTTGAAGTCCGCGGCAACCTTCGCCTTCACCCAGTCCTGGGTGGCGTAGACGATGCCGTCGTCGATGATCAGTTCGACGTGCTCCATGCCGGATAGGATGATCTGCACGCGGATGGTCTGGGTGCGCGCGCTCCCGCTCTCGACGCTGGCCTTGAAGCTGGGCGGGCAGTTGGCGACCGCCACGAACTTCCCGTCGGCGTCCTCGAGGCCGATCTCCCGTATCCAGAAGCCGCCGATGGCCATCGGCAGTACCAGCTCGGCGACCAGCACGTTTGCGCTTTGCTCGGAGACGAACAGACGGTTCAGTTGAGCGCGGTAGCGCTGGCGGATCAGCTTGGTCTGAGCGGCCGAGGGGATGGGGTCAGCCGTCTCGCCGGGCGCGCCGCCGGCGTCACCGATGAGCATATGGGTGGGCTGCCACTTCTTCCCGGCTTCGCTCGCCGCGATCAGCGCTGCCGCGCCGATGTCGGTGAGCAGGCCGCCGTACTTGGGAGTCGTCATATCACTGCTTCCAGGGGCTGATTTCCAGGGTGTCGCCGTCGATCGTCGCCAGGCCGTGGCGGGCCAGGATGTCCGGCGTGATGCGCAGGTCCAGGCGGGTCAGGTGTCGGCTGACTGGGCGCACGTCGTCGAGCAGGCGCTCGAGCTCGAGCACGGTCTCCTCGTCGAGACCGTTGTCGCTGACGTCGACGGTGATTTCGAAGGTGCCGGGGACGCCGGCGGGGGTCTGTTGCCACCACTCGAGGATGTCGGTCAGCGAGCCGACGGGTTCGACCACGCGGCGCAGGGCGCTCAAGGTTCCCTTGTGGGAGTGGACGAGATAGGCATCCCGAATGACCTGGCGCTTCACACGCTCCGGCCAAGTGCTGTCCCAGCGATCGACGGAGAACGCCCAGGCCAGGTACGGCAGAAGAGCGACCGGGCAGGTGCTGGGGTTCCACAGTTGGCGCAATGGGATCGGTACCCGCTCGATCTGCGCCAGGGCTTCGGCGGCTAGGCGCTCCAACTCGGTGGCGTTGCGTGGGAGCAAGCTGGGCATCACTCATCCCCCAGCGTCAGCGTAATTCCGGTGCAGTAGGGCGCCTGGGCCGGTGTAGCGGCGATGTCCGACCAGTTGCTGAGCGTGACCTTGCGCACGCCCTCCACGTGGAGGGCCGCATGCACCGCCGATTCGGACACTTCCATGCCCAGGCGTCGACGCTGATGGACGTAGGCCGTCAAGCGGGCCCGGGCGGCATCGAGTATCGGCTCGGACTCCGGGCCGATGGTGGCCAGGTAGAGCGTCGCGTCGACGCGGTACTCAAGCACCTGGGCGGACTGGACTGTGAGGCGATCAGCGACCGGGCGACGGTCGGCATCGTTGAGGTAGGCGTCGACGATGGCTAGCAGGTCCGCCGGGGCGCTGCCGTTGCCCTGGGCGACCTGCACCGTCACCACGACAACGGCGGGTGATGGGCTGACGGCCGAGGCATCGCCGACGCGACCGTCGGCGGCGCGGGCGTGGAAGATGTAGCTGTTACGCGGTCCCGCGGTGCTGAGTCCTTCCCAGGCCATCTGCGCCCGCTCGCGCAGGCTGTCGTCGGACTCCAGCAGTTCCGGTACGGGCGGCACCTTCGACGGATCTCCGGGCTGGATGACCAGGCGCTTGACGTTGTAGTTCGCGGCGAGCTGGTCGAGGTCGGCGCCCTGGGCGCTGGCCAGCATGTTGGCGAGAGCCGCCTCGTTGACCCGCTGGCGCCAGAGCATTTCGCGGTATGCGTTTTCCTCGAGCAGCTTGGTCAGCGGTTCGGACTCCAGGGCGAGGCGGGCGGCGATTTCCGCCTGCTGATCCTCCGGCCAGAGGCTGATGGCGTAGGCCTTGCGCTCGGCGAGTATCTGCTCGTAGTCCAGCTGCTCCACCGCGTGTGGTGGTGGCAGCTGGCTGAGGTCGATGGCGACGAAGTTCGTTGTCATGCGCTGGCGCCCATCTGCAGGGGGATGCTCAGGTTGTGTGGCTCGTTGCTGTCCACCAGGGTGGCGTCAATCTCCATGAGCACCTGGCCGGCCAGGTTCTGGCCGGTGATCTGGACACGGCTCAGGCGGATGCGCGGCTCCCAGCGCATGAGGGCCATGGCGGTGGCGGCATAGACCTGCAGGCGGGTGGTGTCGTTGAACGGAGCATCGATCAGCTCCGGCAACTGGCTGCCGTATTCGCGTCGCATGACGCGGGTACCGATGCGAGTGGTGAGGATGTCGGCGATCGACTGGCGGATGTGGGCCGCGCGGTCGATGGCACCACCGGTATGGGCGTTCATTGCGGTTTCCCCGTCGTAGCGCCGCCCGGCATGACGCCGCCGTGGGTATGACCGACCAGGCTGATGCCCTTGGCGATCACGTCGACGCTCACGGTGACCTTGCCGGTAACGGTCTGGTTGCCGGTCTGGATGTAGTCGCCTTGGTGGGTGATGTCGCCGACGATACGGATGCCGCCGTCGCTGATGAGCTCGGTGGTACCGCCGGCGGGAAGAACTGCGCGGAGGTGGTGGGCGGCGCTGTCGTACTCGATCACCGCGCCGTCACGGTAGGTGGTGCGATGCAGGGCGTCGCGGTCGCCGTTGGGCGGGATCAGGTCACTGAACAAGCCGGTCAGGACCACGCCATTGGCGGTCTGCCCGGATGGGCTGAAGAGCAGTACCTGCTCGTCCAGGGTGGGGGCGTTCCATTCGCGGTCGGCGCCGGCCCGCGGCGATGCCCAGGGCAGCCAGCCGGTCAGCAGGTCACCGGTCAACACACGGACGCGCTGCGCGGCATGGTCCACCGCGGCGATGGTGCCGAGGCGGATCAGGTTCTCGATCATGCGGGAGAGGGCGGCGAAGTCGTTCATGCCGCCGATAGTGGGCGACGCGCGCGCGGGAGGCAGCCAGCGGCGTTTGTAGCGGCCACGCGTACATGCTCAGGCTGGAATGTGAGCGAGCAGCCCCTCACGGATCATCTCAAGGTCGGCTTCGGTGAAACCGAGTAGACGCCGCTGTGCATAACGGACCTCTGGGGCGCCACGCTCGGCGCGATCCTTCAACCCGTACTGGTGGACTCGCGCGATCCGCGTGACCCGGCCGGCGAAGGAAACTGTGATCGCCTGGGCGTCGCCCTTGGCGCGCAGATAGCGCACCGTGCGCAGCTTCTGGAACATCTTGATCTTGCGCCGAATACGGCCCTGCTTGCCGCGCAGTTCGCGCTTCTTGCGTGGCTCGTAGGCGTTGCCGTCGGGGTTGCGCTGTGCCATCACGCGCTTCTGTTGGCTGCGCCGTAGATCGCGGGCGAGCGAACGCGCGAGGGCAGCACGAGGGCCTGGCTCGAGGGCGCGGAGAATCGGCCCTGCCCAGTCTTCCAGAGCCTCGAGGCTGTCAGCCATTGGCCGGGCGCCTGATCTGCGGCGTCTCGAGCATGACGGCCTCGGTAGGCGTCGGCGGCGTCCACTCGGCCAGCAGCTCGCCGTTGGCGAGCATCTGCATCGGCCCATCGACCTCGATGGCCTCGGTGAGCTGGGGCTCTTCCGGGTGACTCACGTCGTAGCGGCCATCCTCGCGGCGCTTGACGACGACACGCTCGGTCAGCGGCAGAACGATACCGAGGTCGACCTTGCTGCGGTCGAGCATGTCGGCCTCGAAGGTGATGCCGTCCTGCACCTTGGTGAGGTTGGCCAGCAGATCCGACTGGTTCACCAGCAGCCAGCCGAGCAGCGGCAGAAACACGCTGTCGGGGTGCCCGGCGAAGTCGGTGAGGATCACTTGAAGGTCATAGGCGTATTCGAAGGACAGGCTCTCGGCCGAGGTGCTGCGGACCCTGCCATTGTCGATGAATATCACCAGGCGGTCGCCGTTGTTCCTGAGTTCCGGCACGGCGGCGAGCAGATGTGCCTTCAGGCTATCGGGCTTGTTCATGGGGGGCCCCTTGGGTGCGGATGATCATGTCGACCTTCGCGGCGCACTCGGCCCAGGCCAGGCCGATACGCTCGACTTCAGTCTGTAGGCCGCCGTTGTCCTTCGGTGCCGCTGACTCCAGGCTGCAGGGCGTCACGGCGGGACAGCCACTGATGGTAAGCGGCCGCTCCGGTGATAGCGGGGCGCTGTTGCAGCCGGCGAGCAACATCAGGCAGAGGCTGGTCAGCCCACTGGCGATAGGGTTCATCGTCACGTTTCAGGTCCTCGATCAAGCGTTCGCGGATGGCCAGCGCCTGGCGCAGCTGCTGCCGCTGTTGGTCCAGATCGGCCTGGGCCTGACGCTCGCGGGAAAGGGCGGCCTCGAGGGCCGTGATGGTGTCGGCCTGGCGGGAAAGTTGGGCGTCGCTGGCTTTCCTCGCCAACTCGGCCTGGGCCAGGCGGGCCTGCGCCAGGTCGATGCGCTGCTGCTGCACCCACAGGAGCAGGCCGAGGGCGCTGAGCAGGGCGGCGCCGTATAGGGCCTGGCGGAGAGTCGTCATTTTCGGTACCAGCCGGCGGCGTTCATGGCCGCTTCATCCAGGGACTGCACGTCACCGCAGATGACCAGCGGAGGAACAGCCATCACATGCTTGAGCGCGTCGGCCATCTTTTGGCAGTCCTCCATCGGTGTGTCGCGCGGTAGTACCACGGCCACACAACCAGTCGGAGAAAGCTTGGTCATGCGCTCCAAAAGCTCCTTGTAGGGGAAGTGCTCCCCAGACTGCGCGCCGGTTCTCATGTCGTCTCCTTGTGCGCTTCGGTGTGCTGTTTATAGGCATGCTCAAGCTTCACGTCGTAGAGGTTCCGCTTGTAGTCGGGGCCGTTGTAGAGGCGGGCGAAGTCGGTCCATTTGCGAGCCTTCAGCGCCTTGTGTAGCGCCGGGTCGGTGTCGATGAAGCGGACGAACGCTTCGAACTGGGCCGACTCGCTGCGCCCCATGGACTCGGCGAAGGCCTGCACGCTGACGTAGCCCAGGCGTTGCCAGTGGAAACCCATGATCTGGAAGGCGCCCCAACTGGCCGACTCCAGTGCGGCGGTATCGTCGATCTGGCGAGCGTTCGCCAGGCGCTGGTGCTCGGCGGTTCCACCGGCATAGCCGCCCGGGCGGGGGTTCACCAGCGCGGGGAACTGTGCGGCCAACTGGTCGGCGGTGACCTGATCGTGGGCGGCGAGACGGCGGTACATGATGTGGCGTTCGAACAGGATTGCCGGCTTGCCGTTGCCCAGGAACCCCTGGCCGTTCGACTCGACCTGATTGACCGCATAGATCGTCGCCAGCGGCAGGCTGAGGCGAGTTGCGGCGGCGACGAGGTCGGCGTTCTGCAGCAGGTGCGAGCAGTCAGCTCCGCCGAGAGCGGCCAGGGTCTTCGGGCCGGCGATGCCATCGGCGACCAGGCCATGCGAGCGCTGGAAGGCGCGCACCGCGTCCTCGGTGGTGGCGCCGAAGTGACCGTCCTCGTAGAGGTTGGCGCCGGCCCAGGTGTTCAGTCGACGCTGAAGCTGGCGGACCTCTTGAGAACGATCACCATATCGAAGGGTCATGCGGATGGCCTCAGCAGGGCGGCGACGTTGCCGCGGGAACGGAAGATCAGCAGGCACAGCAGGGCGGCGACGATGGCGTGCCAGATACTGACCGGTGGGCGGTAGAGCAGGATTTCCAGGCCGCAGATGGCCATGGATGCGCCGAGCAGGCTGGCGAGCAACGAGACGCTGCGGCGGAAGCGGGCGCCGCAGCGCTGGTAGCAGACCAGGCGCAGCGCGGCGGCGATGTAGGCCAGGGCGGCGATCAGTGGAACGGTAGTCATGAGCATGTCAGCGACCTCCTCGGATGCGGCGCCAGAGGTCGTCGAAGTCGACCTTGTCGACCCAGGCGACCGCCTTGAGGCTGAGGGGAATGACCACCAGGGCGCAGACGAAGGCAGAGAAGGCCAGGTTGGTCAGCCAGGGCACACGGGCGAGGGCGACATCGGCGAACAGGTAGCCGACGCAGGTCGGCAGGATCAGCGACAGCAGGCGCGACCAGGCCTTCAGGTCCTGCTTCGTGCCGGTGGCCAGCCAGGCGCCGAGCAGGGCGCCGAACAGCATGCCGCCGTCAACCGGAAGGGTTACGCCCAGGCCGAGGCCCATGATGGCGCCGGCCGTGGCGGTGGTGGTGAGGTCAGCCATGCGGGGTGGTTCCTTGCAAAGTGGTCAGTCCCATAGGTTCACCATCTGCCGTTCCGGGGCGGCTGTCGGAATGTCCGGCATGGTGACCTTGAGGCCAGGGGGGAGGGTGGGGCCGTGGTCGGCCAGGCCGTGGTTCGCCTCGAGGACCGCCTCGGTCACGCCGGCGGTGCGGCCGTAGTGCCGCCAGCACAGCGCCTCGACGGTGTCGTTCTGGTGGGCGATCGCGACGGCGGCCATCAGATCAGCTCCACCGTTGTGCGGGGACGCTTGAGAAAGTCGCGGATCGCCCAGCGCTGGTCGCGGCGGTAGTCGTCGATGGTGGTTGCGATGTCCTGGGCCTTGTCATTGCCGCTGGTGGTGGTGTCGTACCAGCGGTAGCGCTCGGCCACTTCGGCAGCGGTGGCAGACTGCACTGCGCGCAGATACAGCTGCACCAGTTCGGAGGTGTCCCGCACCTTGTCGGACGGCACTTCGGCGAGTTCGGCATAGCCGGCCGCGCTCTTCTCAAGGCGCCAGGCCCGCAGCTCGCGGTTGACGCTGATCACCGCGGCAATGACCGCAACTTCGAGGCGCGCCGGATCGACGCTGGAGTCGATGCGCAGGTTCGCCCGCACATGCTCGAGCTCGATGGTGGGCCAGAAGGGATCGCTGTTGATGTGCCCGCTCGGGACCGGGCCGTTGGCGATGAATCCGCTCATGCTGCTGCTCGCTTGAGGTCGCCGGTGGTCGGGGCGTCACTGCTCAGGAAGGAGAGGACCTGGCAGATCGGCCCCGAGCCGGCGGGGCGCGGGGTACGCTCGGTCAACCGCCAGAGGCGGTCAGTTTCTTCTGGAGCCGTTCGGCGGCCTCCAAATCCTTCTTCCCGCCGCACTTGTCGTGCAGCTGGATCGCGCGCTTGAGCAGATCGATGCCGGCTTGCACCTGCCCGGGTTGACCGGGGCTCTCCACAGAAAGGCCTTCCAGGGTGGCATGGCCGGCGGCGAGGTAGAGCTTCGCGCGGGCTTCGTCGGGCATGTCGGCCTGGTCGGTGAGCAGGAGGGTGCGATGCAAGGTCGCAAGGTCGAAACTGCCGCCGGTCTTCTGTGCCTTGAGCGCGGCCTCGGCGATCTCTTCGGCGATGACGCAGCCGGCGGTACGCGCGAAGCGGTCGGGCATGACCAGGTCGTGTGCGAGCACGTAGTCGGCGATGTCCAGGGCGCCGGCGTAATCGCCGGCATCGATGCGCCAGAGCATGACGGTGGTGACCACCTCGTCCTGGGCGCCCTTGCCGGCCTGCAGCACGCCGGAAATGTACGGCTGGTAGGCCGGCAGCAGCTCGACCTTGAGCGCTGCCTTGCCTTCGCCGGACTGGATGTTCTTCAGGCGGCTGCGATCCTGATACAGCTGGGAGAGCTGCAGCTCATAGGCGTTCGCGCCTTCCATGCCCTGGTGCGGGGCAGTGGCCGCCGCCTCTTGAGCGGCGGTCACGCGTAGGAAGTGCGCCTTGGCGGGACTGAAGGCCATGTCATCTACTCCGCGACTTCGATGTTCTCGACCAGGCAGCCGAGGCCGTAGTCCTCGACGACGTAGGCGTCGTTGCTGGACTCGTAGTTCTCGATGCGGTTCTTCTCCGGTACCTCCTTCAGGTAGCGGCGGCGACCGCCGATCTGCCAGTAGAGCGACAGGTTCTTCAGGGTGGTGACCATGAGGCCCTTCTCGGGCACGTAGGGCACTTCCACCGGCGGCAGGCCGCCCATGCGCTTCTGCGACAGGATGAGGTCGGTGGCGATCTTCTCGGTTGCCGGCTGGTCCTTGTTCACCATCGGGAAGTACTTGTCGTGGACCAGCTCGCGGCCGAGGATCACCACCAGGCCCGGGTCGCGGCGGTGCCAGGGATCGATCAGGCTGCTGACCACGTCGAACACCAGGGCGTCGAGGTTCTTGTAGTCGGCGTCGGCGCCGTTGCCGACTACCACCTTGCCGGCGGCCTTCCCTTCCTTCAGTACCCGTGCCGGAGCGTTGTTGCGGTACTGCTGGAACCAGCCAATGTTCACGTCCTGCAGCAGCGGGTTGGCGGCGCGGTTGGTGGTAGCCGCGGCGCTGGTACCGTTGAAGCCGATCATCAGGCGGTCGAGGGCCTGGCGCTTGAGGATCGCGTCGCGCAGCAGGGCCTGGAACTCCGGGAACTTGGCCCAGGCGTCGAGCATGGCGTAGGTGATTGCGGTGTCGAAGTCGGTGTGCTTGCACTCGTAACGCTGGTTGTCGAGCGCGGACACGTCGCGCGGCTTGCGTACACCGTCGCCGGTGGTATCGGTACGGCTGGCGATGGTGCCGCTGACGCCGATGCCGATCTTCTCGCCTTGCAGCTCGTCGACGCCGTAGACGTTGATCTGCTTCAGGAACTCGCTGGACTCCTGAATGCGTTGCTCCAGCTTCTGCTGGACACTCGGCTCGACGGCGAAGGTCTGGACGGCGGAGTTCACGCCGTTGAGCTTGGCGAGCTGCGCCAGGTAGGCGTCGAACTGTTTGCGGGTTTCGTTGCGCATGGTGCTTTTCCTTTGGATACCGGGGCGGGGGACGGTTAGCAGTCGGTCAGGGCGACACTGCCGCCACCGGTGACCGGGGGCCGCTGCTGTTGGCTGTGGTCCCGGGTGCTATCGAGGGTGCTCTTGAGGTCCGCCAGTTCCTTGGTGACCTTGTCCAGTTGGCTGGCCAGTTGCTGGGTCTGCTTCTTCTGCTCGCCGAGTTGCTCGCCCAGGTCGCGGCTGTGTTCGGCGATCGCTTCGACGGCCTCGCCGACCTGGCCGAACTCGGCTTGGGTGCGGGCTTCCTTGCCCTTGAGCAGTTCCTTGACCTTGGTGAACAGCGCCGCGCCGACCGAGGGCTTTTCCTCGTATTCCTCGAACTCGAGGGTGCCCTCTTCGGCAGCGCTGAACAGCGTGTCGGGGTTGGTCTTGCGGCTGGCGAGAGTCCCGTTCTTGGCGCTGAAGGACAGCGCCTCGGTGCCCAGGCTGGCGGGTGAGTCGGTGATGGCCAGGCCGACCAAGTAGGCCTTGCCGGTGTCGGCGAACTTGGGATCGATCTCGACCGAGGTGTAGACCTTCTGCCGCTGCTTGTTCAGTTCCAGCAGCGCCTGGTTGGGCTCCAGTTGGGCGAAGAGTGCGAGCTTCTTCTGCCCGTTGATGTCGATCTCTTCCGCCTTGCACGCCAGCACGTCGCCATAGGCGCCGAACTCACCAGCCGGCCAGGCCCACTTGATGTGCTCGCAGTTGATCCGCGCGCCGTAGGTGTTCGGGTCGTACTGCGCGGCCATCTGCTCGATCCAGTCGCGCTCGATGTTGCGGCCGTCCGTGGTCGCCCCTTCGACGGCGATGCGGAACCATTTGCTGCGGAATTTCTTCATGCCGGGAGTCCTCAATGCGGCTGATGCGGGGTGCATGGCAATGAGGGGCATGTTCGGGACGCGCGCGCGGCCCAGCAATCACGCGGGATTGTAGGGGGCGGAGCTACAAGGGGCGGCGCTACTGAGGGGCGAGGGTGGGCGGCAGCATCTGCGCCATGAACGCTGCCGTCGAAATTCCCATCCGTGACAACCGTCGCCAGGCCAAATTCCTGTACTGGATGGGTTGGCGTGTCTGCGACATCGCCGATCACCTGGGCGAGAAGGACAAGACCCTTCACTCATGGAAGGACCGCGACGGATGGGACCGGGCCGACAGCGTAGAACGGATCGGGGGCGCCCTGGAAGCCCGGTTGGTTCAGTTGATCCTGAAGGACGGCAAGACCGGCGGTGACTACAAGGAAATCGACCTGCTGCATCGGCAGCTTGAGCGCCAGGCGCGGATCCAGCGCTACCAGGGCGGTGGTACCGAAACCGACCTGAACCCCGAGCTTGCCAAGCGTAACGAAGGTCCCAAGCGCAAGCCCAAGCGTAACGACATCAGCGAGGAACTGACCGAGAAACTGGTCGAGGCCTTCCTCGACGGTTGCTTCGACTACCAGAAAGACTGGTACCGCGCGGGTAATCAGCGAACCCGCGTGATTCTCAAGTCGCGACAGATCGGCGCCACGTTCTACTTCGCCCGCGAGGCGCTGATCGACGCGCTGGAAACGGGGCGCAACCAGATATTCCTGTCGGCCAGCAAGGCCCAGGCACACATCTTCAAGGCGTATATCCAGGCCTTCGCGCGCGATGCGGTAGGTGTCGAACTGAAGGGCGACCCGATCATCCTGCCGAACGGCGCGGAACTGCACTTCCTCGGTACCAACGCGCGGACTGCCCAGGGCTACCACGGTAACTTCTACTTCGACGAGTTCTTCTGGACGTTCAAGTTCAAGGAGCTGAACAAGGTCGCCAGCGGTATGGCGATGCAGAAGCGCTACCGGCGGACCTATTTCTCGACGCCCAGCTCGATGGCGCATGAGGCCTACACATTCTGGACTGGCGAGCGCTTCAACAAGGGCAAGCCAGCTGCCGATCGCATCAAGATCGACGTAAGTCATGACGCCCTGCAGCAAGGGCGACTGTGCGAGGACCGCATCTGGCGCCAGATCGTCACGATCCTCGATGCCGAGGCCCGTGGCTGCGACCTGTTCGACATCGACGAGCTGCGTCTCGAGTACGACGCCGAGGCTTTCCAGAACCTGCTGATGTGCCAGTTCGTCGACGACGGCGCGAGCATTTTTCCGCTGACCATGCTGCAGCCATGCATGGTCGATAGCTGGGACCTGTGGTCGGAGGACTACAAGCCGTTCGCGTTGCGGCCGTTCGGTGATCGCCAGGTGTGGCTGGGCTATGACCCCGCCGAGACGGGCGACACCGCGGGTCTAGTGGTGGTGGCGCCGCCGGCGGTACCGGGCGGCAAGTTCCGCGTGCTGGAGCGCCATCAGTTCCGCGGCAAGGACTTCGCCGAGCAGGCCGAGTTCATCCGTAAGGTGACCCAGCGCTACTGGGTCACATACATCGGCGTCGACACCACCGGCATGGGGTCTGGCGTCGCGCAGCTGGTGCGCCAGTTCTTCCCGGGGGTGCGCACCTTCAGCTACTCGCCAGAGGTGAAGACGCAGTTGGTCATGAAGGCCTGGTCGGTGATCAAGAACGGCCGCCTCGAATTCGATGCCGGCTGGACCGACCTGGCCCAGGCGCTGATGGCTATCCGCAAGACCATCACGGCCGGTGGGCGCCAGTTCACCTACACCGCCGGCCGCAACGACAACACCGGCCACGCCGATCTGGCCTGGGCGCTATTCCACGCATTGCAGAACGAGCCGCTCGAGGGGCAGACCCCCGCGAATACCGGGCGCATGGAGATTTTCGGATGA